TAGTTATCAGGTGATAGCCAAGAGTATTGGTTTGTCTTCAAAGTCCAACATCCACAGGATTGTTCATCGTTTAAAGCAAGATGGATTGATTGAGCTTAAGCCGTATAAGTTCCGTTCCATCAAATTGGTGGATCAGTCCGTGAAGGAAATATCCAAGCTATGACTTTATTAACTTCTCAAGAGGTGATGGACTACATGTCTATTGTGGATAAGGTGCCAGAGTCCGAGAGAACCAAGATCATGGCTTTGCTGGAGATGGATAGGGTTGAGCGATGCAAAGAGTCATTTTTGCCTTTTGTAAAACAGATGTGGCCTGTGTTTATATCGGGTAAACACCATCAAATCATGGCAGATGCCTTTGAGCGGGTAGCTAGGGGTGAGCTTAAAAGGTTGATTATTAATATGCCACCCCGGCACACAAAGAGCGAGTTTGCTTCTTATTTGTTGCCAGCTTGGTTCCTTGGAAAGTTTCCTCATAAAAAGATTATCCAAACAGCTCACACATCGGAGCTGTCAACGGGGTTTGGGCGTAAGGTACGTAACCTTGTAGCTTCGGAGCCTTATGGAAAGATATTTAACTTAAAGCTATCTAGTGACTCCAAAGCAGCGGGGCGATGGAACACCGACAAGGGCGGAGACTATTTTGCTATTGGTGTAGGCGGTGCTGTGACTGGTAAAGGTGCAGACCTGTTGATTATTGATGATCCACATTCAGAGCAGGAAGCAAAACAAAACAATCCAGCGGTGTTTGATCAAGTGTATGAGTGGTATACATCTGGGCCAAGGCAGCGTCTCCAGCCTAATGGGGCAATTATTATTGTTATGACCCGGTGGGCTAAGCGAGACTTAACTGGGCAGATATTGAAGAAGTCTGGAAATGATGGGGTAGATAACTGGGAGGTTATTGAATTCCCAGCTATCCTTCCATCTGGAACCCCGCTGTGGCCCGCATTTTGGTCAAAGACTGAACTGGAAGCTATTAAAGCGGAGATTCCTGTATCTAAATGGGAAGCTCAGTACCAACAAAATCCCACCGGAAATGAAGGCGCGATCATCAAAAGGGATCAGTGGCGCATATGGGAGGAGAAGAGACCCCCAATGTGTGACTACATTATCCAGTCATGGGATACCGCTTTTGAAAAAAATAATCGTGCAGATTACTCAGCTTGTACAACGTGGGGAGTTTTTGAACATCCCGATCAGCAAGGTAACGACAAAACCAATATCATTTTGCTTGATGCGTTTAAAGCTAGGATGGAGTTTCCAGAGCTAAAAGCTAAAGCTATGGATCTTTATAAAGAATATGAGCCTGATATGTTGATTGTGGAAAAGCGCGCTGCCGGGGCTCCGTTGATCTATGAGATGAGACAAATGGGCATTCCTTTGTCAGAATACACCCCGGGAAAGGGTAATGACAAGGTAGCCCGTGTAAATTCCATTGCAGACCTGTTTGCCTCCGGCGTTGTTTGGTGCCCGGAGACTCGCTGGGCTGAAGAAGTTATGGACGAGCTTGCGTCATTTCCTAATGGCGAACATGACGACTTGGTTGACTCAAGCAGCCAAGCTTTAATGAAGTTTCGTCAAGGTGGGTTTATCCGGATTGAAACCGATGAAAAAGATGAACCCTTTTACATTAAACGTAAGTACGAATATTACTAAGGATATTTATGGCTACCAATATGGACAAGAGCTTGTATCAAGCGCCCGTGGGCATGGATCAAGAAGAGGGTGAACCTATTGAGGTTGAGATTATTGACGATGATGAAGTACAAATCCATGCAGGCCCGCTTGATATTGATATCAAGATAGATGATGGGTTTGATGAAAATCTAGCTGAAGAGATTGACCCTTCTGCTTTACAAACGCTTGCTTTTGATCTTGCCGGTGATATTGATAATGACCGCAACAGTCGCAGAGACTGGGAGAAGGCTTATACCGAAGGTTTAAAGCTAATGGGCCTTCAGTATGAGGAGAGAACTGAGCCTTGGAATGGTGCCTCCGGTGTTTTCCATCCCATGATTACTGAAGCGGTTGTAAGGTTCCAGTCAGAAACCATCACCGAGATGTTCCCCGCCGCTGGGCCGGTGCGTACCAAAATCATTGGACAAGAGACCCCAGAGAAGAAAGAAGCCGCCCAACGGGTAGAAGAGGACATGAACTATGAGCTTACGGAAGTAATGCGCGAGTTCCGTCCGGAGCAGGAGCGGATGCTTTGGAGCTTGCCAGCTACCGGCTCTGCGTTTAAAAAGGTTTACTTTGATCCCAGCTTGGGACGCCAAGTATCCATGTTTATTCCTGCGGAAGATATGTTGCTTCCCTATGGAACGACCGAGCTGGATACCTGCCACCGTGTTACCCATGTAATGCGCAAAACAAAGAATGAGATTGTTAAGTTGCAGCGCGCCGGGTTTTACATGGACGTGGATCTGCCCGACCCTTTAAACGAAGTCACCAATATCCAGAAAGCCAAGGACAGCGAAACAGGCTTTCGTGATTTAAACGATGACCGCTATACCATTTATGAATGCCACGCAGACCTAGAAATCCCCGGCGACGAGGATGAGGACGAAGAAGGAGAGACAGGCATTGCTTTGCCTTATGTGGTCACAATGATCAAAGGCAGTAATACCGTTTTGTCTATTCGCCGCAACTGGCTCAAGGACGATAAGCTAAAACTTAAGCGCCAGCATTTTGTCCATTACCAATACATCCCCGGCTTTGGAGCCTATGGATTTGGTTTGTTCCATCTTATTGGTGGTTTTGCTAAGTCTGCAACAAGCATCATGCGCCAATTGGTAGATGCAGGAACCTTAAGTAACCTTCCGGGCGGACTGAAATCCCGTGGACTGCGTATCAAGGGTGACGATACCCCAATCCAACCGGGCGAGTTCCGTGATGTGGATATTGGATCTGGAGCCCTGCGGGACAATATCTTACCGCTACCTTACAAAGAGCCAAGCCAAGTTTTGTACACCTTGCTCAACAACATTGTTGAAGAAGGCCGACGCTTTGCTGCCACGGCGGATATGCAGATCAGCGATATGTCCAGCCAAGCTCCTGTGGGAACCACGCTGGCTTTGCTTGAGCGACAACTCAAAGTCATGTCCGCAGTCCAAGCCCGACTGCATTATTCGTTTAAACAAGAACTCCGCCTTCTGGCTGAGATCATCCGCGATGATTCTCCAGCGGACTATGACTATGACCCGGGCAGTGCTGACCGCAGCGCAAAGAAGAGCGACTACCGTCACGTAGATATTATTCCAGTATCAGATCCCAATGCAGCAACTCTAAGTCAGCGTGTTGTCCAGTATCAGGCTGTGATGCAGATGGCCCAGTCAGCCCCAAATATCTACAATATGCCGCAGCTCCACCGCAATATGCTGGAGATTCTGGGTATCAAAAACCCCGATAAATTGGTTCCGTTGCCTGATGATGAAAATATCACCGACCCCGTAACGGAAAATATGAACGTGCTTAAAGGAGTTCCTTTAAAAGCGTTCCTAAACCAAGACCATTCAGCACATATTGCTGTGCATATGGCTTTGCTTAAAGATCCAATTGTTCAGCAATTGATTGGTCAAAATCCGCAAGCTCAAGCAATCCAAGGCGCGATCATGGCCCATATTGCACAGCACGCCGGATATCAATACCGCAAGCAAGTTGAAGCCCAGCTTGGTATGTCTCTTCCCCCGCAAGATGACAAGCTCGACCCGCAAATTGAATATGCATTGTCCGGAATGCTGGCTCAGGCCGCACAACAGGCTTTGCAAATCAACCAGCAGCAGCATTCCCAGCAAATGGCCCAGCAGCAATCCCAAGATCCTATGGTTCAGATGCAGCAACAACAGCTGCAAATGCAGCAACAGGAACTTCAGCTTAAAGCTCAGCAAATTCAGCAGGAATTCCAGCTGGAACAGCAAAAATTGCAGCTTGAAGCCCAGAAAGTACAGCTAAATGACCGTTTAAACACACAAAAACTGTCGCTTTCTATCCAAGAAAAGGCCAAAGAAACCGAGCGCAAAAACGCCGAATTGCGGGCAAAAATGCAATTGGAAGGCACAAAAGTGGGTGCAAAGATCCAAGAGTCCCGCTCAAGGCACGATTTCCAACGCCAACAAACCCAAGCCCAAACCGCCATGCAGATTGCCAAGCACAAGGCCGAACAAGAGCAAGCCGGTATGCAAATGGGACTGGACGTTGCAGCCAAAAAAGCTCAACAACAGCATGAGATGGCACAAACCCTACTCAATAAGAAGGATGAAACATGATTCAAGATTTTGCTCGCGTACTACGGGAAAAACTCCGCATAGATATGAACAACTATGCAGATGACATGGCTGGCGGAGCCTGTAAAAGTTACGAGGAGTATCAAAAACTTTGCGGTGTTATTCAGGGCCTAGCTACCGCAGAGTCTTATTTACTGGCCCTGCTTGAGAAAGTTGAACACGAAGATGACTAACCTTATCCTTCCGCCGGGGCTCACGCTCCCAAAAGAAATCCAGTCACAAGATACTCCCGAACCGGAGGCAACGTCTGAAGAAAAGGCGACGATGCTCCCGCAACCAGCTGGGTTTAAATTGCTTTGTTTAGTGCCGGATGTTTCCAATAAATATGTAGGCACGGAACTGGACTTAGTTAAGCCCAGCGAGTATGTACGTAATGAAGAAAACAGCACCACTGTTTTATTTGTTATGAAGCTCGGCCCAGATGCATATAAAGATCCTGTCAAGTTTCCCACCGGAGCTTGGGCCAAGGAAGGAGATTTCGTTATTGTCCGCGCATACGCAGGTACGCGCTTAAAGATATACGGAAAAGAGTTTCGCGTGATTAATGATGATCAAGTGGAAGCGACAGTAGATGATCCCCGTGGTATTACCCGCGCATAAAAGGAAAAATCATGGATGAATTTAAATTCCCCGATGAAGTTGAAACCAAGGGTGAAGAGTTTGAAATTGATATCGTGGACGATACTCCCGAGCAAGATCAAGGTCGCAAACCTTTGGAAAAAGAAATAACCGACCCTACGGATGAGGAGATTGAGTCATATTCCGATAACGTCAAAAAGCGTATTAAGGAATTAACCCATTCCCGCCATGATGAGCGCCGAGCCAAAGAGGCAACTATGCGCGAAAAGCAGGAGTTGGAGCAACTAACCCAGCGACTGTTGCAAGAAAACAAACAGCTCAAAGGTTATGTGGAAGAGGGCACCCGCAATATTGCCACCACCGCCTTGGGAGCCGCCCAAGCAGAGTATGAAAAAGCCCGCCGGGAGTATAAAGCCGCCCAAGAAGCTTACGATGCTGATGCAATACTATCTGCCCAAGAAGCATTAACTGATGCTAAATGGAAAATGGAGAGTATCAGAAATTATCGCCCGCAGCCTTTACAAACTGCAAGCGATGTGATACAACCCGAACAATTCATTCAAAAACCGGAACAACCCGACGATAAATCCTTGCGCTGGCAAGCAAAAAACCAGTGGTTCGGGGCAGATGGTTTTGAGGAAGTTACCAGCTTTTCATTAGGGCTGCATCAAAAATTAATGAAATCGGGTATTGACCCGCGCAGTGACGAGTATTACGAGCAAATTGATGCTCGCGTGAGAAACAAGTTCCCGGAAGTGTTCGGTAAAACCGAGACTAATCGACGACCTGCTTCTGTAGTTGCACCAGCAACGCGGTCATCTGGAACCAAACGGATCCAAATGACAACAACGCAATTAGCTTTGGCTAAAAAGTTTGGTTTAACCCCGCAGCAATATGCTGCACAAGTAGCAAAGATGGAGAATAGTAATGGCTGATACACGCACACAACGAGATTTGATTTCACGCGATAAAGAGATGCGCTACGAATATAAGCCATCCAGTACATTGCCAGATCCGACGCCTGTACCCGGAATAGAGTTTCGCTGGATAGCGACTCATATTCTTGGACAGTCCGATCCAACGAACGTTTCACGTAAACGCCGTGATGGATGGGAACCGGTAAAGGCAGTTGACCACCCAGAGCTTATGTTGGAAGGCACCACAAGTGGTAATGTTGAAATGGGAGGATTAATGCTATGCAAAAACTCCAAGGAAAAAGTAGACGCCATGAATGCTTATTACGCCAAACAAAACCAAGCTCAAATGGAATCAGTGGACAACAATTTCATGCGGGACAGCGATCCACGTATGTCAAAGTTTAGTGAACGCAAATCTTCTAGTACTCGGGGTACATCCTTTGGTGCTGGTGTTAAATAAATTTAGGAGTTTTTATGGCATATCCTACGGTTCCGGCCCCTTATGGGCTAAAGCCGGTCAATTTGATCGGCGGGCAAGTGTTTGCGGGTTCTACCCGTAACCTTCCCATTGCATTTGGATACAACACAAGTATCTTCTACGGTGATCTGGTTTATCAAACCGGTGGTTATATTGGTCGCACGACTTTGACATCAAATTCGTTTGCTTCCGGCAAAATCCCAGTTGGCGTATTCCTTGGTTGCTCTTATACCAACCCCATTACCAAGCAAAAAACATTTGCTCAGTACTGGCCCGCTGGTACATTGGCTGGCGACGCAGTTGCAATTGTTACTGATGATCCCGACACAATCTTCAAGATTGCTGTTGTGTCGTCTGGTACAACCATTGCCTCGGCAAGCACTCCAGTTATTGGCTACAACCTGCAATTGGTTGACAACGCTGGCAGCACCGCTACCGGTAACTCCGCTATCGCAGCTTTGGGTCTGACCGCAAGCCCCGCTACCACTAACACCTTCCCCCTGCGTGTTATTGGTATGGTGCCCGATACAGCCTACAGCTACAGTGGCGTTGGCAGCTCTTCTTCTACGACTGTTACCTTGACTTCCGGTGTATCTGGAGCGGTCTTGGCTGGCGCTGAAGTTAGCTACACCAATACTAACGGCTTGTTGGTTCCTACCGGTACATTCTCGACTGGCGCAGTTGCTTCTGGCGGTACTTCCGCTACGTTGAACACAACTCCGTCTATCCCGAATGCTGGTACAGCAATTACGGCAATCCCGAGCGGTTCCACTGTTTCTTTCACCAACTATCCTGAGATTCTGGTGAAGATTAACTTTGGTCAGCATATGTATTACAACGCTACCGCTAACGCCTAAGGAGTAATTAAAAATGGCTATTTCACGCGCACAGCTACTTAAAGAGCTGCTCCCCGGACTGAATGCTTTGTTTGGTCTGGAATATGCCCGCTACGGCGAAGAGCATAAAGAAATCTACGAAACCGAGACATCGGAGCGTAGCTTTGAAGAAGAGACGAAGCTTTCCGGCTTCTCTGCTGCACCTGTCAAGAATGAGGGCCAAGCCATTCAGTATGACAATGCACAAGAGGCATGGACTGCTCGCTATAACCACGAAACCATCGCTTTGGGTTTCTCGATTACCGAAGAGGCAATTGAAGATAACCTGTACGACAGCCTGTCTGCTCGCTACACCAAAGGTTTGGCCCGTGCTATGGCATACACCAAGCAAGTTAAAGCCGCTGCCATTTTGAACAATGGCTTCAGCGCGCAATACGTTGGTGGTGATGGCGTCTCTTTGTTCAACTCTGCTCACCCGCTGGTGAACGGTGGAACCAACGGCAATACGCCTGTTACTCCTGCTGACCTTAATGAGACTTCCTTAGAAGCCGCCGTTATCGCCATCGCAGCTTGGACAGACGAGCGCGGCCTGCTGATCGCAGCTAAGCCCCGCAAGCTGATTGTTCCTCCTGCTCTGATGTTCGTTGCTACTCGCTTGTTGGATACCGAACTCCGTGTTGGTACTAACAACAACGATATCAACGCGCTGAAGAACAATGGTTCTATTCCAGAAGGTTACACCGTCAATCACTTCTTGACCGCTACCAACGCATGGTTCCTGACCACTGACGTTCCAAACGGCTTGAAGCACTTTGAGCGTGTACCCCTCCAGAACAGCATGGATGGTGACTTTGATACCGGCAACGTCCGTTATAAGTCCCGCGAGCGTTACAGCTTCGGCTGGAGCGATCCGCTGGGAATCTACGGCTCTTACTAAAAGAGTAAAAAAAGGCTCCTTCGGGGGCCTTTTTTATTGACAAGCGTTTAAATTGGTGTATATTTAAACTCATCTGGGTGATTACCGTTACCGGACTGCCCCAGCAGATGATGCAACAATTGGTAACGGGACTTTTGCATAAGGACTTTTTGTCATGGCACGTTCCACATTTGAAGGCCCGATCCTGTCGGGCGATAATCGTTTTGGCCCCCTGCGTAACGTAGGTTATTCCCAACTGGTTCAAAACGTTGATCTAGATCTATCTAATACTACCGCTGGTAGTTCCACATATTCCGGTGGCTCTGGTATTTTTGTAGCCTCCAACGGCGTACCTAACGTAGCAGCGACGGTATTTGTTCCCTCGGCAACAGCTACTCCTACCGCCCAAACTATCCCCGCAGATACTGCAACCAACGTATATCGTGGCGCAGTTATGTATTTGCCCGCAGGTGCTGACCTAGATAATATCTATGTTGACTTGGGCGCTGTGGTTGCTGTTGCTGGCGGTTCTGCCGCCCTGTCATCGGTTACTGTGTATGTTTCCAATAACTACACTGCCGCTGCTGGAACTGCTGCATATTTTGCAACTGGCGCTATTAGCGCTGTTGGTCGCCAAGCTCTTGCTACGTTTACAGCAACACAAATTACCAATCAAACAGCAGCATCTACCGACATTTATCAAGGTGGCACTGCCCCCAATTTGTCTCAAGTAGTTATTACTGTTGCTATTGTTGGTACTGCTTTGGATACCCGCACATCTTTGACTGGAAAACTCAACTTTACGTTGCAGTACACCCAGCCAGATAACAACATTGGTACATTGACAACTTACCCCTACGGTAACTTTGATTAATTGATTTATTGGGGACTTCGGCCCCCAGCTTTTAAGGAGTAATCAATTATGATGCAAACTGATGTTAAGTCGTTTCACGTTCAGACTAGCGCGTCTAGCGTAGGCATTAGCACTCGTTGCCGATTAAAAGGTGCGGTTGTTTCTAATACATCGTCAGGCACGCCTGCAAATGTATTTTTTGCCAATAATGTAGTTTTAGCTGGCACATACAGTATTTCAACAACGACTGTTACTGTTACTGTTGCTGCTGGACATGGGCTTACAACCGGCGCTCGCGTGTTTTTGGACTACACGTCTGGCAATGGCACAGACAACATTTACACAATCACCGTCACAGGCCCGACTACATTTACGGCAACTGTACCGTCTTCATCAGGAACTGGTAATGTTTCGGTTTACGCACAAGCGCTGATGGAAATTGATATTACAAACAGCGTACCTGTATGTGTAACCATCCCCGGCGAAGGTATCCTAGCTAATGATGGTATTTATGTTGGTGTTCCTGCCAACATTGCCGCTACGGTGTTTTATGGCTAAGTCTCCAGCATGGACTCGCAAGGAAGGCAAGAATCCCAATGGCGGTTTAAACGCCAAGGGGAGAGCCTCAGCCAAAAAGCAAGGCATGAATTTGAAACCTCCCCAGCCGGAAGGCGGCAGCAGGCGCGACTCTTTTTGTGCAAGGATGACTGGGATGAAGAAAAAACTTACCAGCGAGAAGACCGCCAAAGACCCGAATTCTCGTATAAACAAGAGCCTTCGGGCTTGGAACTGTTAAGGTGATGTATGGCTGACTACAAATACCAGAACGCAACACCGGTGGATGAGCCTACATCCACAATGCCAGCGCCGGTTAAAGCAAAAATTGTTATTAAACCCGTGCCAAAGCCAATGCCTAAGCCCATCGTTTATCCTGACTCAACGCCAGTTGATGAGCCCACGGTTAATAAAGCTAAGGGCGGTAAAGTTTCTAGCGCATCATCCCGTGCAGATGGTATTGCCCAACGCGGGAAAACTAGGGGTACATACGTATGAACGATCACAACGCAAAAGATATTGTAGATGGTTTTGCCGTATTTACTACGTTAGGTACTATGATGGAGTTTTTACCGGCAATTGCATCGCTTTTTACTATTATATGGCTAGGTATCCGTATATACGAAAGTGATACAGTTCAAGCAATTTTTAATCGTAAGGCTAAGAGCAGTCAAGATGCCATCGACGAGTAAAAAACAACATAATTTCATGGCAGCAATAGCTAATAATCCAGCTTTTGCCAAGAAAGTAGGCGTACCACAATCCGTGGGCAAAGATTTTACCGCAGCCGATAAAGGCCGCACATTTTCAAAAGGTGGTGATATGAAAAAGATGGCACAAGGTGGAGATACTATCCATCATCATTTGGCTGCGCACCATATGCGCGAAGCTGCAAAGCACATGAAAATGGCTGGCGGCGGCGAGACTATGGGGCCATCTAGCATGGGCTCAGATGTTGAAAAAGGTTCCAATACCAAAAAAGCTTACGGTGAGCATGGCATCCAAAAGAGCGGTCATACCCGTGCTATGGAGCCAAAGATGTCTGGTAGCGATACTGGCATGAAGCGCGGCGGTCGCACTAAATAAGGAGTTAATATGAAACACGAAGATATGCAAAACATGAAGGAAGAAACTCCTTCTCACGCCATGCACCAAGAGCATATGGAAAAAACATATGGCGGTGATGGTCACAAGCAGCACCATGAGCATTTCAAGGCCCATGCCGCTGGTCACAAGCTTCACCACGAACACGTTAAAGCAATGTGTGGTGGCGGTATGTCCCGTAAATAAGGAGCTATCATGCCCCAAATAGATCCACGTATGGCAGCAATGCTTGCAGCGCGTATGTCGGCTCCTCGCCGTCGCGCAGCAGCTCCCGCAGCACCAGTTGCCCCTCCTCCTGACATGGCTCCACAAGGTATGCCTCCCGGCATGGCCCCGGGCATGAAGCGTGGCGGCATGGCTAAAGGCGGAATGAGTATGGCTGCTTTTGAAAAGTCTGGCAAAGACGTTGAAAAACGCGGCATGAAAGAAGGCTCCAAAGCTGACATGGCCTTGGACAAAAAACAAATGATGGGCATGAAAAAAGGCGGCATGGCTGCTGGTGGCTCTGCATCATCACGTGCTGATGGTATTGCTTCTCGCGGCAAAACCGTCGGTAAATTTTGCTAAGTCATGATGGCAAGCCGTGGAATGGGGGCTGTTAGCCCCTCCAAAATGCCCACTGGCAAGAAGACTGCTCGCCGTGATGACACTGATTTCACTGAATATAAAAAAGGTGGATTAGCTCAACAGGCGGCAACAGCTATTGCCATGAAAGAAGCTGGTAAAAAGCCCAAAAAGATGGCTACTGGCGGAGAGTTAAAAGAAGTTCCAGAAGACAATCCGGGGCTTTCAAAACTTCCGCAAGAAGTTCGTAATAAGATGGGTTACATGAAACAGGGTGGCGGCGTTAATGCTGCTGGCAATTACACAAAACCCAGTCTTCGCAAGAAGATTGTGTCCCAAGTAAAAGCAGCAGCAACGCAAGGAACCGGCGCAGGTCAGTGGTCAGCACGCAAAGCGCAGCTTGTAGCTAAGAAGTACAAAGCAGCAGGAGGAGGCTATCGTGATTGAATACGCAGGACATATGAGTGATTGCGCTGTTATAGAAGATGGGCCATGCACTTGTGGAACGGAAGAAGTTCTTGAAGAGCTGGCCTTTGAAGAAGCGAATTTAACCACTGAAGATTTTGAATGAAAGCGCCGCAGCAATCGCTCAAGGATTGGGGTGACCAGAAATGGCGCACCAAATCTGGCAAACCGTCCAGCAAGACGGGAGAGCGATACTTGCCCGAGAAAGCAATAAAGTCTCTTAGCCCAGCAGAATATGCAGCCACCACTAAAGCAAAGCGAGAAGGCAAAGCGGCTGGGAAACAATTTGTTGCACAACCTAAAACCATTGCAAAGAAAACGGCGGGATTTAGATAATGGCTGAAAAATGGATTCAAAAGGCAATTAAAAACCCCGGCGCGCTTCGCAAAAAGCTTGGCGCAAAGGAAGGTGAGCCTATTCCCGCAGGTAAGCTGGCAAAAGCAGCCAAATCTTCCGGAACAACCGGGAAGCAAGCACGCCTTGCAATGACGCTTAAAGGCTTGAGGAAATAATCATGGCTATCACTTCCGGCTCCACAGCGTTTAATCCCGATCTCACGGAGATTGTGGAGGAGGCGTTTGAGCGCGTTGGAAGTGAGCTACGCACTGGTTATGACTTACGAACCGCCCGCCGATCTTTAAACATCCTTTTTGCAGACTGGGCAAATCGTGGCATAAATATGTGGACTATGGATCAAGGGACAATTACCCTTGTTCAAGGACAGTCTACTTATGCTCTACCGTCTGATACGGTAGATCTCTTGGAACACGTAATTCGCACGCAGGCTAACAGCACATCTAATCAAGCTGACCTGACCATCACTCGTATTAGTGTTTCTACCTATGCGACGTTGCCCAATAAGCTCCAGCAGTCTCGCCCAATTCAAGTTTGGGTGCAGCGCCAAGATGCTCAAAACTCACCAACAACAATAACTATAGCTTCGGCTGTATCTGCAACTGATACAACCATCACACTAAGCTCGACCGTTGGCCTATCTGCATCAGGGTTTCTACTAATAGATACTGAAACAGTCTTCTATCAGTACATATCTGGCAACACAATAAACACAGTGGCTCGTGGACAAAACAATACAACAGCAGCCTCACATAGCGTGGGAGCGGCTGTCATTGTTCAAAGATTGCCCGCAGTTACAGTTTGGCCTATTCCAGATGGCGGTCAAACGTACACATTTGCGTATTGGAGACTTCGCCGCAACCAAGACGCCGGTAGTGGTGTAAACGTTGCAGATGTCCCGTTCCGGTTTTACCCAGCCATGATTGCTGGGCTTGCATATTATTTGGCATTAAAGGTTCCCGATGGAACCAACCGTTTACAGGTGCTAAAAGCCCAGTACGATGAAGCTTGGCAAATGGCATCAGATGAGGATAGAGAAAAAGCGGCTGTGCGGTTTGTTCCGCGCCAGCAGTTTATCGGTCGGAGTTACTAAATGGGCAATAGGTTTTCTTCCGGTAAGAATTCCATTGCGGAATGCGATAGATGTGGTTTTCGGTTTTTGTTAACTGAGCTTAAGCGCGAAGTTATTAAAACCAAAAACTATGAATTGCTTGTGTGTCCACAATGCTGGGATCCAGATCAGCCGCAATTGCAGCTTGGTATGTTCCCAGTTGATGATCCGCAGGGCGTAAGGAATCCAAGGCCAGATCGTAGTTATTATTCTTCTGGACTGGATACTTTGGGATACCCCGGTGGCGGTTCGCGGGATTTACAATGGGGCTGGAATCCAATTGGAGGAGCCAGCAGTTTTACGGCTGCTCTAACACCAAATTATTTGCAAACGACTGCAAGTGTGGGTACAGTCACAGTATCGGTAACATAGGAGTTTATTATGGCTAAAAAAGAAATGGGTGAATCCAAATCTGAGCAAAAGCGCGAAGAGGCAATGGATAAAAAGCAAGATGTTGCTATGATCAAAAAAGCCTTTAAAGAGCATGATATGCAAGAGCATAAAGGCGGTAAAGGCACAAAGATTGTGCTTAAAAAAGGCGGCATTGACCGCATGGCTAAGGGCGGCGTAACTGGTCAGGCAATGAAAGCTATGGGCCGCAATATGGCTCGCGCAATGAATCAACGCAGCTCTTCAAGGGGTAAATAATGGCTAAATTTAGCTCCAAAAGCATGGGCAAGGAAAACGGGCCAGCGTCCGTTTATGCCCAGCCACACAACTCCAAAGGCCAAGCTATTGACGGCAGTATTCCACGCAAGGAATATATGACCAAGAAAGTGGCTGACCAAGTTAGCTTGGAAGACCCTGTGCCAAACGGCGTGAGCATTGGTATCAACGATAACGTAGAAACAACTGGCATCAAAATCCGTGGCACTGGTTGTGCAACTAAAGGCGTTATGGCCCGAGGCCCGATGGCATGAACTACGCGCAGCTTGTTCAGCTTGTACAGGACTACACTCAGAATACTGAGTCTACGTTCGTTGCCGACATTCCTACGTTTGTCCAGCAGGCTGAGCAGCGCGTATTCAATTCCATCCAATTTCCAGCACTTCGCAAGAATGTGACTGGCGTGGCTTCATATAACAACAAGTATATTTCTGCGCCTAGTGATTTTTTAGCTGTTTATTCATTTGCATTAATTGATCAAACAACAGGTATTTATAATTACCTGCTGGATAAAGATGTTAACTTCATGCGTGAAGCATATCCAGATCCGTCAATTAAGGGCGCTCCAAAGTATTACGGTATCTTTGGGCCGCAAACAACATTACCCAATGAACTAACGTTTATTGTTGGCCCGACACCGGATACCAACTATAACCTTGAGCTTCACTACTTCTTCTATCCTGCATCTATTGTGCAGGGTATTGTCACGGCGCTGGGCTCTGTATCTGCGTCTGGATCGTTTACCAATGGTACGTACTACAACGTTGCCCTGACGGGCGGTTCTGGCACAGGCGCGACCGCTACGGTGGTTGTTGCATCCAATACGGTATCTTCGGTAACTATTGCTAACGGCGGATCGTTTTATAAAGTTGGCGATTCTTTGACTGTGCCAATTGCCAGCATTGGCGGCACTGGAGTTTCCTGCACGGCAACCGTTACTACAGTTAACAACCCCGACGGAACTTCTTGGCTTGGGGATAACTTTGATTCTGTACTACTGTACGGAACACTGATGGAAGCCTATACCTTTATGAAAGGTGAGGCAGATATGCTTTCACTGTATCAAGGACGGTACACAGAGGCACTTGGTTTGGCTAAACGTCTGGGCGACGGTATGGAGCGTACTGATGCTTACCGCACTGGACAAACTAGGGTGCCAATACCATGAGCATAGTCCAAGGACAAACCACAAGTTTTAAGTACCAATTGTTCCAAGGTACTCAGAACTTCACGACCGACACGTTTTACATGGCGCTGTACACGGGCAATGCTAGTTTAAACCAATCAACTACAGCCTATAGCAGTGTAAACGAGGTGTCTGGTACAGGATACACCGCAGGCGGCAAAGCTTTGACCGGCGTAACTCTTAACTACGATGCTACTAATAGTGTGGTGTACGTTAACTTTAATAACGTAGTTTGGAACCCCGCCAACTTTACTACTCGCTGCGCTTTAATTTATAACTCAAGTCGGTCAAATGCTTCAGTCGCAGTAATTGACTTTGGCTCAGATAAATCTTGCACAAATACGTTTACCGTAACAATGCCCGGTAATACTTACTCAACTGCCCTAATTCGTTCTCAATAAGGAGTCCCTATGTCCCACGATAAAATTACCGCGACTGACAAAGTAGAGGCAGTCACCAAGTACAACACAATGCCCGAAGACACGATATCTATCAACGGTACATACCATGCTATTTGCTATGATATCGCCGGTAATATCAAGTGGGAAGATGACATTGAGAACCTTGTAACGACCGTTGGCAAGAACTCGACCTTGGACACTATCCTCGGTAATACGGCTGCTGGCGCAGTAGTCATGGGCCTCAAAGGAACAGGTACAGCCGCCGTAACGGATACACAAGCATCCCACTCGGGCTGGCTGGAAGTTGGTTTGGCAAATGCACCCACCTACTCTGGAAACCGTCCTACGCCCTCATTTAATTCAGCATCTGCCGGTAGCAAGGCAACATCATCCGCAGTTTCTTTCTCCATGACTGGGACTGGCACAGTGGCAGGTTGCTTTATCAACATTGGCGGTAGCGCTACCAAAGACAGCACGACTGGGGTTTTGTTTTCTGCAGGTGATTTTTCCAGCTCTAAGTCTGTAGTAAACGGCGATACCATCGCGGTAACCTATACGGCTACCCTGACCTAAGATGGCAACCGGCTGGGGTGTAAACGCTTGGGGTGCTGGTTACTGGGGCGGTGGAGATGTATACGCAGATAGCGTAACCGAAACAGTAGCAATCACATCCACAGAGGCCGCAACAGCGGCCCTTGGCGTTTCCATCACGGAGACAGCGGCGATAGCGGATGCCCAAACCGTAGCGCTGACAATGAACGTCAGCCGGACAGAGACTGCGGCGACATCAACAACGGAAGCAGTAGCAGCTACGTTTGCCCGATCAGTAACAGAAGCAGCGGCGCTGACGGATTCCAACACAGCAACAACTGCGTATACGACCACGGTAACCGAGACCGCAGCAACGTCTACTACCGAAGCAGCAAACGCTACTTACCAAGTCTCCCGGACGGAGACAAACCCAATCACAACTACGCAAGAAGCGTTAGCCAACTTTGTAGCCAGCGTCACCGAATCGGTAGCCATAGCGGAAACAGCGGTAGCTACGCTGATAATGACCATCACGGAGTCGATGGCGCTTACGGACAGCACGACGGTTGGAACCTATTACATACAAAGTATTACTGAAACAGCGTCATTAACAGACGCTAATCAAGCCATAACTACTTACCGCCCCAGAATTATCGAAACAATGGCGCTTACGTCAACTGAATCTGGACGGTATTTATGGGAAGTAATAGATGACAGCCAGACTCCAAGCTGGCAAAATATCACCGATACGCAGAATCCGGGCTGGACTGCAATTAATAATACTGAAAACCCCAATTGGGCAGCAATTCCTACGTCTTAGGAGCTTTGAATGGCAAATACATCACTTATTGGCTTAACGCTACCCACGCAAGGAACTTTGTCCGGGCAGTGGGGCGACTTTATCAACAACGCTCTTTCCCAAGTTTTGGATGTAGCGGTAGCTGGCACTCAAACAATTTCTACGGATGCAGATGTTACTTTATCGCTTACCACAGGAAGCAACTCAAGCAGCGGACTAACCTCTACAAGCTCCCAGTATGCAGTCATTCTGTGGACGGCTGGCGGTACAGTTACTCGCACCATTACGGTTCCGGCGCAGTCTAAAACCTACGTTGTCATCAACAACACCACAAGCACCCAGTCAATCACAATCAAGGCTGCTACCGGTACGGGCGTTACTCTGGCGGCAGGCACACGGGCCATTGTTGCTTGGGATGGTACAAACTTTGTGAACGTGGGTGGTGGCTCTGCTGCTGGTTCTAACACACAGGTACAGTTCAACAGCTCTGGCGCATTTGGTGCTTCTTCTGCTCTGACTTGGGATGGCACCACACTAGCGGCAACCAAGTTTGGCGGCGCTTTAAACGGCACAGTGGGCGCTACAACCCCATCAACCGGTGCGTTTACAACGCTGACAACAACTTCCCCGCTTGCTTATAACTACGGCGGTACAGGTCAAAGTAGCGCGTTTACACAGTATGGCGTAACCTATGCCTCAACAACAGGCGCACTGGCTACTACCGCAGCAGGAACAGCAGGTTATGTTTTAACTGCTAACTCAGGCGCAGCCCCAACATTCCAAGCACCCGCAGCCTCTGGCGTATCCCAAGCCAAGGCAACTATGATCTCTTTCATCTTCGGCTTCTAAGGAGCAATTATGGCAAACCCAAACCTATTAGCCGCGACAACAGCTTCCGGCACTACGACTTACTACACTCCCGGCGGCACGACTGCGGTTGTTTTGGTGACCAATGCTGCTTCCAGTGGTCAGGTCTACAAAATTAACCAGATCGTCGCTGCTAACATCAACGGCTCCAATGCAGTAAACGCAACGGTATCTGTTTACACCAACGGCGCTGTGGCCCAAGGCTCTGCTCCTAGCGGCGGTACGGCTTACCCGATTGTCAGTACAGTGTCAGTACCGGCTAATGCCTCGCTGATCGTAGTGGACAAAACAACCCCCGTCTATTTGATGGAAGGCACTTGCATTTCCATTACCAGCGGAACAGCCAGCGGTATTACCTACTCGGTGAGTTATGAGGTCATCTCGTAGTTTGGGAGATTAAGCTATGTCCATGCGCTACAAAGGCGGGGTCATCTCGGCTACTGCGCCGACAACATCATCCAGCGCGGCTTCTGGGGTATGGACACGCCAGCAACAAATGCAAGCTATCGCGGGTAGCGGTTGGCCCGCGCAACCTCCCCCATCTTTGACCTATCTAGTAGTTGCTGGCGGCGGGGGCGGCGGTTCGTACCGTGCTGGTGGCGGCGGGGCGGGGGGTTTATTAACTAGTACACTCACTATTTCCGTTGGAACCGCATATACCGTTACGGTAGGTGGCGGAGGCAACGGATCAACATCTGTTGGGACTAATGGTTCAAACGGCTCTAATTCCGTTTTTTCTTCCATTACAACTATTGGTGGCGGAGGTGGCGGAAGTTCAGGTACAGGTGCGGCAAGTGGTTCTGGTGGTTCGGGTGGCGGGGGCCACGGCTATGGTGGTGCATATACCCAAGGTGGCGCTGGTACATCAGGCCAAGGTAATGCTGGCGGTGCAGGAACAAACGGATCTACCCCCTACTATGGGGCGGGCGGCGGCGGCGGCGCTGGCGCAGTTGGAACCGCTGGTACGGGCTCGGGCGGAGGTGCTGGGGGTGTAGGACTTGCTTCTTCCATCACCGGTTCATCAGTTTATTATGCTGGAGGCGGCGGTGGCGGAGGCATTTTTTCTGCGCCAACAGTTCCCGGCGGTAATGGCGGCGGCGGAAGCAGCCCATCAAATAGTAATGGCTCTAATGGAACAACAAACACTGGCGGCGGTGGTGGCGGCGCAAATTCTTTAGATGACGGCACGGTGTATAACGGAGGTTCCGGCGGTTCTGGAATAGTTATTATTTCAGCACCAATTGCAGCCGCTTCAACTACAGGCTCGCCTACGGTGACTACTAGTGGCGGCAATACGATTTACACGTTTACATCGTCCGGTTCAATTACTTTCTAAACACTATGAGCCATTTTGCAAAAGTTGAAAACGGCGTTGTTACGCAAGTTATCGTAGCCGAGCAGGACGTTATTGATTCTGGCTTATTTGGTACGGGCTGGGTTCAAACGTCTTACAACACTCGCGGAGGTCAACACCCAGAAAACCGTCCATTGCGTAAAAACTATGCTGGTGTTGGCTACACTTATGATGCACAACGTGATGCCTTTATCCCACCACAACCATTTGCAAGCTGGACATTAAACGAGGATACTTGCTTGTGGAATGCTCCTACATCTATGCCAACAGATGGCAAACCGTATTACTGGGATGAGCCAACCTTTACTTGGATTGAATTGACATGAGCGAAAAATACCCCGGCGGGCTAATCACCAAGACCCCAGTCACACCAACAGGGCCGTACCAAACCGGTGCAGCGTCCGGGGTATGGACACGCGACCAACAGTTGCAGTACCAACAGCAAGGAATCTGGCCCATTGCGGGAAATTCACCGCCATACATTGAGGATGTGTTTAGCACATATCTTTATACGGGTAACAGCTCTACGCAGACCATCACCAACGGTATTGACTTGGCGGGTAAGGGCGGAATGGTTTGGAGTAAATCAAGAACCACAAATCCTAGTAATCATGGAATTATAGATACAGTTCGGGGTAATCGTAGTTCTATTTACCCCAACCTTACAGGTGCTCAAGATACAGCGCCAAATGATACCTACGGAATAAGTGGGTTTAACTCAACAGGTTATGGAATTGCCTCTAGCTATTCATTTAGCATTAACAATACTGGTAGCACTTATGTCTCATGGACATTCCGCAAGCAACCAAAGTTCTTTGATGTTGTGACAGGTACAGGACAAGGAACTTTTAGTCATAACCTTGGTGTTTTGCCGGGATGTATTATTCTTAAACGAACTAGCACTACTGGTAATTGGATTGTTGCTCATACAGGATTGACTGGAGGCATTACAGGTACCTATGCTTGCCTTTTAAATACTGCTGACGCTCAATCAGATCAAGGCGTATCCCTTTCTCCTACTGCTACTACTTTTAGTCCAAGTGCGTATGTGGGCTCTAGTGATACTTGGGTTGCCTATCTATTCGCCTCCAACGCTGGCGGATTTGGCGCTGCTGGTACAGACAATGTAATTACTTGTGGAAGTTATACTGAAGCATCCAGCGGTACAACAAACATAAATCTAGGATTTGAACCACAATTTTTGCTGATGAAAGGTTCAACCGCATCAACAAATTGGGTGATATTTGATAACATGCGCGGTTTTAGCAATACAGGAGATAACAGATTAAGCCCTGATAATCCTTATCCTGAAGTTGCCTATACAACACCGTATTTTTCCCCAACAGCAACGGGTTTTTCTGCTAGTTCAGGTTTTTTTGGGTCGGGTGTTAATGTTATCTACATAGCAATACGCCGTGGGCCAATGAAAACGCCTACAACGGGAACAAGTGTTTATAACGCAATTGCTAGAACAGGTACTGGCGCAGACGCAACAATTACAGGTGTTGGGTTTCCAGTAGATTTGTCAATAAGTCAAGACAAAACTGCTTACCCAGCAGCATATTTTGATAGATTAAGAGGTGCTACTTATTACATAAGGAGTAACAATACTAATACAGAAACTACTGCTGCGGATAGTTTGGTAAGTTTTGCTAATATGGATGGTGTTGTTGTAGGGCCTGAAGTTTTTACAAGTTTAATAAATGTTAGTGGCGAGCCTTACATTAATTGGTATCTAAAACGTGCGCCAGGGTTCTTTGATGAAGTTTGCTATGCGGGTACAGGAAGTGCTACTACTGTGGCACATAACTTGGGTGTTGCGCCTGAGTTAATGATTGTTAAATCACGTTCTGGTGGTGTTGCTGATTGGTCTGTGTATTCTTTGCCTACAACCGCAACAAACTTTTTGTCACTTAATAAAACAGATGCTTCTGCTGCTGATTCGACATACTGGAACAGTACTACGCCAACTTCATCGGTTTTTTCTGTTGGAACTCAAAGTTCTACAAATAATTCTGGCTATACTTATGTTGCTTACCTATTTGCCACTCTTGCTGGTGTCTCCAAAGTAGGTTCTTATACAGGCAATGGAACAACTCAAACTATTAATTGTGGGTTTGCTGGAGGCACAAGACTTGTAATTATTAAGCGTACAGACAGTACAGGCGATTGGTACATATACGATACAGTTCGTGGCATGACAACATTAACAGACCCTTATTTGCGCTTAAATACTGCACAGGCTCAAGTTTCAACTTTAGGTTCTGTTACAACAGTAACAACTGGATTTGCTGTTAATGCTGCGGTTTTGGCTGCAATTAATACCAACG